ACGAGAGTGCGACACTGATTGCACAACAAACAGGTGGCAAGTTGACTGCTGATGATGTCATGAATCTTTGTGAGTATGGTACAACCAATGCTCAAGATATGAGTCCAGAGTCGACTATGTTCCATTTGAACACTACAACATGTATGTGTGGTAGGGTAGATTGTCCAGACGAATACGAACACACAACGAGTGGGTGTTAGTATGAAGATGAGATATATAAGTTTTACACTAGGTGCCTTTTTAGGATTTCTATGTGGTGCTATGAGTATGCAAGTTATGGCCTCAGACGAGAACGGTGATGTATTTTGTCTTGCACAAAACATTTACTTCGAGGCAGGTAATCAACCACTCGCTGGTAAAGTTGCAGTAGCAAATGTTGTATTGAATAGAACACAACACTACTCATATCCAGTAGATATTTGTGGCGTAGTTTATGATGCAAAGTTAAGAGAGAATTGGCAGGGCAAACTAGTCCCTAGAAGAAATCAATGTCAGTTCAGTTGGTATTGCGATGGCAAGTCAGATGTACCTTTAGATACAAAGACATTCGATGAGTGTCTATTGATTGCCAGAGATGTCGTAGATGGTTACTATCCTGACATTACAGAAGGTGCGACTCACTATCATAATGTGTATGTCAATCCGTATTGGGCAGGCACACTAAACGAAACAGTAGTTATTAATGAACACATATTTTACAAGTAGGAGATAGAGATGGAGATGTTAGATTCATGGGGAAAGTATAGAGACTTTTTACAAGACACCAAATATATAAACGATGGTGTACAACATGTCTATAAGTTCGAGAACGGTTATGGCGCCAGTGTAGTCAAACATGATTACAGTTACGGTGGCAAATCTGGACTATGGGAGATTGCGGTACTTGACAGTGATGACGAGCTGTGTTACCATACTCCTATCACACAAGATGTTATAGGTTATCTTGCATGGAAAAAAGTTGAACTGTACCTAGAAGAGATTAAACAATTATGAATTTATTTTACTTAGACAAAGAACCAGATATATCTGCTACACTACATTGCGACAAACATGTAGTCAAGATGATTATCGAGTATGCTCAGATGTTATCTACTGCTCATCGCATGTTAGATGGCGAGTCGTATTATGGTTTGTCTAAGAACGGCCGTAGACTACAGAGATGGCGTATGCTTGATGACAGAGAAGATATCTTATACAAGGCATCTCATATCAATCATCCGTCTACTGTATGGGTTCGTGAAAATGCAATACAGTATCAATATGCATATGACATGTTCACCAATCTATGTGACGAGTATACTTACCGTTACGGCAGAACACATATGACAGATACTAAACTCAGACAGTTACTAGACAACATACCAGATAACTGCAATCTAGGTGCGTGGCGAGAACCACCACAGTGTATGCCAGATGATGTCAAATCAGAAAGCGCCATCGATGCGTATCATAAATACTACAGAGAATACAAAAAAGATTTTGCGAAGTGGACTAAAAGAGATGTCCCACAATTTATGTTATGAGATTATTAGTAGAGAATTATGGAGAAGTTAGAATCTTCTCAGAAAGACCTTATGGTTACAAACGATATTATGTACAATGGAAAGACGGAACAGAACAACTGTTTAGTGGCCTTTGGTACAGTGAAAAGAAAGTCAAACAAATTGTAGAGGACCAGTTAAATGCCTAGTTACGATTTCGAAAACTCAGAGACAGGATGTATCGAAGAACGATTCATGTCCTATAAAGTACTCGACCAATTCAAGATAGACAACCCACACTTAAAACAAGTCATATTAACTGCACCCCCAACCACAGGTGGAACAGGGGATAGAGTTAAGATTGATGGTGGGTTTAAAGAAGTCTTATCAAATGTAGGTAAGGCATATCCAGGAAGTGATGTTGACAGAAAATATAATGGTATGAGTGTCAAAGAATCTCAGACTAGAGAAGTCGTTAGTAAACACATCAAACTCCAAAACAATAGGAAGTAAATTATGAACACAGCACCGATATGCGAACTGCATGAATTAGAGAGTATAGAACTTAGTACCATGTACGAGAATGGTAAAAGATACTATACAGATGGCGAAGGTACTATAAAGTATCCATCAGTCACCACAGTCACAGGCATTCTCAATAGAGAACATATTAAGTTGTGGCGAGAACGAGTTGGCGCTGAAGAGGCGAACAAGATTACCAAGGCCGCAACTAACAGAGGTACTAAATTTCATCAACATGTAGAAGACTATCTAAGACAAGATAAGAAAGAGATAATCTTTGAAAACATTCTACAAGAAGGAATGTTCAAGGCAGTTCAACCAGTATTAGATGAAATTATACCTATCGCCTTAGAGGCACCTCTCTACTCCAATGAATTGAGAATGGCAGGTAGAGTCGATTGCGTAGGGCTATGGGAGAATGAGTTAGCTATCATAGACTTCAAATCATCATCAAAGATTAAAAAAGAATACATGGCGAAACCATGGTACATACAAATGACTGCATATGCAATCATGGTAGAAGAGATGACAGGACACGCTGTTGACAACATCGTTGCAATAGTTGGTGTAGAGGGTATGAATACCTTCCAGATATTCGAGGCACAACCTCAAGACTATGTGGATGAACTATTTCAACTAAGAGAACAATACAAGAATCTATACGGCGTATGATTAACATCCACAATAATGATACTCACATGATGAGTATCGTTCACGACTTCATGACAGAACATGAATGCGAACACATCCTACAACATTCACTTGCCTCTTTAGAGTTATCAGATGTTGCGAGCAAAGACGGCAAGGGCATGAAACATGCAGGTCGAACAGGTTCAAATACCTGGTTGCCACATCACACCAACGATGTTATACTTGGTGTTGCAAATAGAATTTCAGATACAGTTCGTATACCCTTAGAGAATGCAGAACCATTTCAGGTTGTACATTACAAAGAAGGACAAGAATACAAATATCATTGGGACTCATTTGATGAATCAGACGAAGAACACAATGATTTATATGTGGGCCAAAGTGGTCAGAGAATAATAACTGTATTAGGTTATTTACGAGATGTACCGAAAGGTGGTGAAACAGGATTCAATAGATTAGGAATCAATGTTCAACCAAAAAGAGGCACAATCGTTATATGGTATAATGTTGAACCAGATACCAATAAACGAGAAATATTATCGCAACATGCAGGTCTACCTGTATTAGAAGGCGAGAAGTATGCATTTAATTTATGGTTCAGAGAAAATAGATTTGGAGAAATCAAATGAGTGATATAATTTTAACCGTCATAGAAGACCATACAGTTTATGTTAAAAGAGAAAAACATATCGATGGCGGATACTTGACAGAGTGTGGAATAACAGAAGAAGAAGTTTTAGAGTACATTGAGTCAGATGGCTTAGATGAAGACGAAGAACTACTTCAAGGTGAATACGATGGCCAACTTAAGAGTGAGGCTATCTTTGAAATAATAACTGAGGCAGAGACCATGGACAAGTATGAAGATTACTACTCCGAGAGAAAGGGTAATGTCGAGTATCATTTCGAAATGGGTGGCTTAAATGATAAGTAGAAAAGAGTTTACGGAACAAGTAGAAAGATTACTTGTAGGTAATAAGACGGACATAATGAGTGCAATACTTAGAGTGTGCGAGAATAATAATGTAGAACCCGAAGGTGCGAAACGATTACTTTCTATTCCGTTAAAGGAGAAGTTGACTGCTGAGGCAGAGAAACTAAAACTGATTAACAGAGAGAAGGCAAGTCGTGGTTCACTTGAAAGTTTTATATCAACATAAAGGAAAATATGAATATAATGAAACATTTCATTGATACAATGAAAACGGTGTTGGTCGAAAGAGCAACAGATTTTGACGGCAGAAGTGACAGACCAGAGTACTGGTATTTCACACTATACGCATGTATAGTAGTAGGACTACTGGCGTTAGCAGATAACTTTGTACTAGGATTTACATTCTTTAGTATGTTAGAACCATTTAGTGGAAACAACGACAGTGGAGTGTTAGTAGCATTATTTACACTTGCGACTGTAGTTCAAAGTATATCAGTAACAGCAAGAAGACTACACGACAGAGGTCGTAGTGGTTGGTGGCAGTTAATGTTAATAGTACCAGGATTAAACTTTATAGTTTTCTATTGGTTAGTAAGAGATGCAAAGGACACACCTGAAGCATTAACATATGAGAACCCATTTGGGTTCCGTTATTAAGGAGAAAAATATGAAAGTAGGAAATTTAGTAAGTGTAGTTACCACGAGTGGTGAGTACATTGGTAAATACGCTGAGTCAGAAACAGGACTCAGATTAGAGAACCCACGCATGATAGTGCAAGCGCCTAACGGTGGCATGGGCTTTGCGAAAGGGGTTGCAGTAACAGGTAAAGTGGATCCTGAATACATGCAGATTGATAGTTATGTTTTTGTTTGTGATACAAACGATGATGTAAAAGAAGCTTATATGACCGCATTTTCGGGTATACAAGTACCTAAGAAGAAAAAGATTATAATGAGTAAGTAATGTCGAGTCGTGAAGGATTTGATAGTTATCAGTTATACTTAGGAATTAAATTACATTTTAATTCGGCATCGTATGACTTCATCAAATACAATGGTAAGGTCAAGGCAGACTTACCATCCTTCATGAAACGAAAAGACAAGTATCACTTTGCCAAACTGGCAAGAACATATAAGAGTGAACTACTTGATTTCTATGTTGCCAACCTATCGTTGAAAGATGCATGGGTTGGTGATTTACTAGAAAATGAATCTAAGAAACTCTACTTAGATTGGAAGAAAAGACAACAGAGATTATCTTATCAGTTTGAACAAGACATGATGTATCTACTAAAGAAGAAAACGATACAAGAGGTATTGACTGTAACAAACGGACAACACCCCTATCTACTCAAACAGTTCCTTGGTAAGAACATATCACTAGAGACAATGTGTATACTAGATGATGTAACTGAATTCAGTAAGAAATGGAATAATCTAATATCAGAAACACTGATATATCCAGATACAATAAACAAGATTGACAAGTATAAGTCATTCATGAATTATAACATTAACACCTATAAACAAAAACTCATAAAAATATGCAAGACAACTTAGATATGTTATACTTAGTAGGCAATGGTCCGTCAAGAAAGAATATAGACCTCAAGACTTTTTCAGAGTGGTGGGGAATGAATATGATATACAGAACCCATACTCCAGATATGACATTCATACATGATGTCTCACCTCAGAATGAGATGATTAAAGAAGAGTACTATAAGAGAGGTAAGGTGTGTGTTGCAGAGTGGGAAGAACTCCCTATAGAAATGTGGGACATGATGAGACTAGGATTGCCAGGAGAGTTAGTCGAAACTCGCCTTCCGGACGATGATGCATTCGTGATGCAAGGGGAAGATTATCACGGCGATAACATGAGATGTTATATGATTGGATATAATCGGGCCTATGGGAATAACATAGTTATATATAAGAATGAACTCCTCAAGAATCTATATTGTGGAATGTATGCATTAGGATATGCAGTACACCACGGATACAAAAACATATGTCTAGTGGGTTATGATTCACTACAGTTTAATGAATCTGGCAATGTGTATAGTCGAAAAGACCATCACACATATGCCGATGAGCATAGAGGTACAGGTGTACTAGATATGCAACAATCTCAATTTGTGAGCCTTATAGGACACATAAATAAAGAGTATCCTGAAATTAAGGTTTATTTTAAAAACCCCATTGAAGGATTTGACTTAATCGTGTATAATGAATTATTATCTCGATTTAAAGTCGAAGATAAATGGATTCTAGGTCAAGGCCTAGAGTCTAAAATATAATGCGATATGAATACAATAGGAGAATACAATGTCAACATCGTTAGATAAGCTCAGACAGGCTATGGAGTCTGCATCACCAGCACAAGGTGATAAAAAAACCTACGGAGACGATACTTTCTGGAAACCCGAACTCGATAAGAGTGGTAACGGTTATGCAGTAGTTCGTTTCTTACCAACTCCACAAGGAGATGAGATGCCATGGGTATCTTACTTCGACCATGGTTTCCAAGGTCCAGGTGGTTGGTATATCGAAAAGTCTTTGACTACCATTGGTAAAAAAGACCCTGTAAGTGAATACAACACATCGTTGTGGAACACAGGAATTGAAGCCAACAAAGAAATGGCTAGAAAACAGAAGCGAAGGCTTCACTATGTTTCTAACATCTTTGTAGTTTCAGACCCCAAGAATCCTGATAATGAAGGGAAGGTATTTCAGTACCGATATGGTAAGAAGATTTTTGAAATGTTGAAAGAGGCTATCTCTCCAGCATTTGAAGATGAGTCTGCTATTAATCCTTTTGACTTAAGAGGCGAAGGTGCAAACTTTAAGATTAAGATTAGAAAAGTAGACGGCTACTGGAACTATGACAAATCTGAGTTCGATGCATCAGCGAATCTATTTGAAGATGAGGCGAGATTAGAAAACATCGCTATGTCTACAAAGAGTCTTTCGGAGATTATATCACCTAGTAAGTTTAAGTCCTATGAAGAACTTAAAGAGAAACTCGATAGAGTTCTTGGTCTTGCAGGTGCTGTAGCAAATTCTACTGCTGAATCAATTGCAGACGACATGGAAGAAGTGCCATGGTCTGGAGTTAATACTGAAACAGTAGCAGAAGAACCTGTAATCTCATCAGTAGAATCTACATCCGAAGGAGATGAAGATGATGCGATGGATTACTTTAAGAAGTTAGCTGATAGCTAATTTTCTTAGTAGGGTGTAGTTGTAATATATTATGTGTTTTTTGAATGCAACTACAAACTTCGGCCGTGGATATGGGGGCATCGAAGTAGGGGAAAGGTTATCAGCAAAAGCGGGATAATCGGTACAGAGCGGGTTGCTGTAAGCGTTGGGGCGACTGTACACTTTTTAAGAGAAATATAATATGCCAAATGTAACACCAAAATTAAATCCTAAAACGAGACAAACGGAATCGTT